GCGCTTCGTATTGCTCAGCAATCAAAGCACTCCAGTAAGGCCATTCGATGTTCCTGGGATCGTAATACTGCGTCATGGCGTGTAGCCTCTGACGTCGCCCATATCGGCAGACAGCAAGATGCGACCGGCTTGATAGTTGCCGTTCACGGTATTGCTCTCAAACTTGAGTCGTATCTCACGCCTTTGCTCTCGCATGTCAATCTTAGTCGTCGTCGGGCTAAATGGATAGGCATCTGACGTGACATCAGCGGCTTGAGCATAAGGTCTGCCGATCACATAGAGGTTCATATCCCCTGCTTGCAAGAAGTCAGGCTCTACGCGCTCAAAGTGGGTCCAGAAGTTATCCCCGATGGGTACCTCTTGTGCTGGGTTTCCAGTAACCCACGACAGGTCATGCGTTGTGAACGAGGACTGAATGGCAGTAACGTTCGGGCCATCAACCTCGTCATAGCCGATCTCATGCTGCCAAAGCTTGATGTAACCCGAGTAGTTCGTTGTGCCGGCCATGACCGGATAGCGGAAGACGTTTGAGAAGTAGCCCGAAGAACGATAAGCCCCAGGCGCAGAGCCTGCGTCGTACCAAGTCTTTTCTCTGACGTTGTAAATGATTGCGTCAGTACACTCGGTGGCCGACCCTCGAGGATAGAACCACCAGATCTCACCGTACCGGGGGACCTTACACGCCCAGACCTTCTGACGTTGCGCATAGTTCAGATTGTCAAAGAAGTAGTTCTGGTTCATGTCGTTAGGAATTTCCTGGACGACACCGTTGTACATCAGGAATCGATCGACGCCGCACCAGTAATAAATGCCGTCGTACTCGATAACAGACTGCGATGAAAGGATCGAGGACTGCGAGGAGATGATGTCGTAGCGCCAGAACTGGGCAGGCGTACCAACGCCACCAAGGTAAGACACCCTGATGAGGGAGTCGAGCGACCAAAACAAACCAGACGGCGCATTGGTACCACCTCGGACAGGCAGGCCCTTGACGATCTTTCCGGTTGCGACATTGGTCTCATTAGCGTCAGCGCTGTTCCAGTCAAGGGGCTTGCCTGCAGAGTTGTTCTTGATCAGCCCTGCATCGCCATAAACAAAGATGTAGGGGTGCAAGGCAACGACACCACCCGAGACCGAGATCGTATTACCCGTCGGGGACGTGCCTTCAATATCTCTTAGGGCTGAGAGCACGGTCCCGTTGATTGGCCCATAAAGGACAGGCGTATCGGCCGTGCTGTCAATCTCAGTGAGGTTATGGCCAGGATGCGCAAGCAATAGATTGACACCGCCCGTAACGTCATAGGACGTGTCGAACTGATAAAGATTCGTGGAGTCAGCAGAAAAGCTTGATGCGATCGTTGCAACAGGGATAGAGAAACCCGCTCCGGTTCCGCCAATCGTTGAAGCTGCCGCGGTCAGTGAGTTACCTACCGCATAACCGACACCGCCTTGCGTTAGGGTGACAGTGGTTACAACGCCACCAGCCACCGTGATAGTGGCCTTTGCGCCGGTGCCTGCGCCGCCAGTTAAGGCGACGTTGCTATAAGTACCCGTGGTATATCCGCTACCAGGAACAATGACGCCAAGCGTTAAGACTTGGCCATTGAAGGTAAAGTCAGAGACGCCTGATCCGACGCCGTTGTTATCGACACCGATGACCTGTACGCCACCCGACCAGCCCGTGAAGATGTTATTGATACCGTTTGTGGAATCGACAAACATCCCGCGGACAAGCCCCCTGATCTGCTGGGAGATGCGGCTATAGCCCTGGGTCTTTCTGGGCCTTCCTCGCTGAAAGCGAACCCACTTGCCATCAGAGTATTGATCGCCGTCCAGGGTTGTACCGTCCCGGCGTATTCCGGGCTTGGTATTGATCGAGATGACTTTTTCAGTCATTAGATCGAACCTCCAGAGATCAGCGTCGTCGTAAAGCCAGACGAGCTAAAGGTCCCGATCTTAGTTCCAAGGACGGAGACGTTCAGTTCGCCTGCGCCGCTTCGATAGATACCTGTACTGGGCTCTGCATTAAAGCGAAGTGCAGGCACTGAGGCCGTCCCGTTAACAAGCTCCAGAGAAAGGGCCCCGACAATCGCGCTATTAGCGTTCAGGACGTTCACAGAGTCGCAGACAAGGATAGACTGCGCACCGGCTGAGATCGTCGTTGTAAGGCCCCCTACGACCCCTGTCGTGAAGGTGACCGAGCCTGTCGTAGCGTTTAAGACGTAGTAAACCTGAACTGTCGCTGGAACGACAATACTCACCGATCCTGAAAGCGTTCCTGTGACCTTAATGATCGTGTTGGAGGCTTGCGTAGGCGTGAGGGTGTAAGTCCCCGAGACGACAGGATAGGTAAGCTGCGTGAAGGCAAAGGTCGTTGATTGGCCAAGGCCGATCGTATAAAAGCCAACGCCTGAGCACAGAATGATCGCAGAGTCTGCAGGCTGCATCGTAAGCGTTGCTTCGCCATTGATCAGGTCCGAGCCATTGGGATCAACAGTTAAAAGACCGGAGCCGTTGTTCCTAAGCAAGAAGAACCAGTTATCGCCTACCGAAGCCGCCGAAGGCAGGTTGATAGTGCCTGCGCCACCATTCCAGACGTAGGACAGGGCTCGATCGCTTGCTGTGGCTGTGTAGGTCGCTGCAATCGTTGTGACTGGGTGAGCCTGATTAAGCGTTGAAGCAATCGCTAACAGGCCATTGCCTGCAAGCGTTGAGGCATCAGGGCTAGAAGTACCAACACCGAATGCAATAGTCGACCAAGTACCTGCAGCGGTTGAATTAGCCGTGATGTAAATGTACTTGGCTTCGCCGCTTGCAATCGAAACGATGGTCCCGCCTGCATAGTCCTTGACGGTAAAAGTATTGGCCCCCGTGTTTCGAATGAGCGCATCAGTGCCTACCGAGGTCTGATTGGCAGGTGGCATCAAAAGGCTGAGGGAAGCCGAAGAGGCCGAGACGTTCATGATCCTGGCGGCGTAATTGCCTGAGGTGTCAACCTCAACCGGCCAGGATAGGGTCGTGTTAGCCGTTAGTGTGATCGAGCGATAGGAGACATCGGTAGGCTGAATGACCTGACCGGTGAATGCGCTGGTATACGTTGTCATTTAGACCTCTCTTACTTGCGTCTGCCTGTCGATCGTGCGCGTATCGTTCTCAAGCTTCAGCGTCTGAATTGCTCGGTCGTACATGGCCTGCCATAGTTGGACGCGAGAATCGTTCTTCAAAAACGGCATGGCCTGCAATAAGGTGCCGTAGAGCATGGCTTGAGGCGCATTTTCGGTCCAAAAATTCACCTGATTGGTCTCATCCAGCGGTTGGACCTTCTCGTAGTACAGAACCTCGAACGTATAGGCCGCATCAGGGGTTGGTGCGATCAACCAGTTGTTGAAGTTGTAGTCCGCATAGTATTTTGGCTCACCGGTTTGCGTCGGATCGGGCCAATAATTGCGCAAATACTCATATTTACGCAGCAAAACGGGCTTTTTCTCGCCGTTTACCGTGATATTCATCGAAGTTGTCTTGCGCCAGCGGGCAGGCTTCGGAATAACAGGGTCTCCTACGACTAAAGTCGACAAGACGGCTTGCTGCTGACCAAGAATCTTAAGCTCATCAGAGATGATGGACTCAGCCAGCATGATAAATGTTGGGATTTTCTCGAGCGTAGACTGATCAGTGCGCTCCAAGTAGGTCCGCACGTCATTGACCAGCGTGTCGTAAGTCATCTGAGCGGCCATTATCGGTACCTTGCTGTTTTCTCGCGGATCTTTGAGGGTTGAGCGACAAATTGCTTACCGGTCTTGGTACCCTCACGTTTAGCGCGGGTGGTGGCTGCATACTCAGCAGGCGAAAGCGCCTCTCGCGCTTTACGGGGCAGGTACCGTTCTCCGGTGGCCTTAGGCCCTTGCGTGGATGGCTTGCCGGATTTTGTACCCCAATCCTCGCTGGTCCACTTTGAGAGCGAATTATCCGCCTTTTTAGGCCCTTTGTAACCCCCACCAGAGGCTTTGTACTTCTGAGTCGCTAATTGAGCCTTACGGGCGCTCCATTGACCTGGATCACCGCCCTTACCGGAGGCTTTAACAGAAGCAACGATGCGCTTCCATTTAGCCGGATCTGACTTGGTTGCTGAACTCATCGCATTAATGCGGCCTCAGCCGCCCTCCTACGGGTTAGTCCTGGCAAAACCCTGCCAGCGGCTTTATTCCACTTCAGGCACTCATCCGCGGCACCGTCCCAGTTATCAGCGTCAATACGCTTTTTGAAGGTGCTTATCCGATAGTTGCCAAGGCCACAGTTATAGGCCCAGCTTGTAACCGCTGCCATGCGCCTTGGGAGCGCTTTAGAGAGGCTTGGCGACATCTTAAGCAGTCCGCGTACAAAATACTCAACGTGATGGTCTAAGGCGTCTTCGCACTGCTCGAGCGTCCAGATAGTCCCAGGGTTGATTTCAGGGCCCGTAGCACCCCAGCCTATAGTCCAAGGATGTCCACGAGTACCAGGATCGGGATAGGCTGTTACACGGCCATCAGGCAAACGCTTTGCTAACCCTTCAAAGGGCTTGATCAATACATCTTTGCAAAGCTTCTTTGCCTCATTCATGTCTTTTGGTACTTCTCTATGCTTCTCCCGACGAACCAAAAACTGATCATCATGTTCAGCATGGCAAAGTCATCCTCGTCGTAGGACTTAGTTAAGACTTCCGCCCAGTTGGCATTGGTCTGAAACGCTATGGTCAGGCCAGCAGCCTTGACAGCCACGTATACGCCAAATGCAATCCAAGTAAGACCGGGGCGGGTAATAGCAGTGATAAAAGAAGCAAGCCAGCCAGCCTCTTTTGCCGTTTGGGCCTGCTCCTTAAAAGCCTCCTTAATCGTGTCCATTTGCGAGATCGAGTAGTCCACATACTTCTCCTCCATCTTGAACTCGCCTCGCATCTTCTCAAGGTCGGTCTGAAGCTGGAACATACTCAACTCATGCTGGCGTTCGTTTTTCTTGTCGAGGAACTTCAGCACTTCCGGAGCAAGGCGGAAGATGCCACCGAAAATGGAACCAAGAAGACCGCCGCTTAGCAGATCAAACATAATTAACCCTTGGCCGTTACGATGTCCTGACCTTTTTTAACCGTCACCTTGCTGCCTTCAACATCAACCTGCATGGGTTGTTCGGCACGGTCCAGTTTGTCAAGACGATGGATAAGGTCTTTGATGACTTCAAACTCAGGCTTTTCTTGCTTGGCTGCGGTTCCAGCAATACCGTTTAGCATCTGAATAAGTGCAGTAAGTGAAGCACCCAGCAAGCCCATCACGGCAGCAATCTTTTCACCTTCAAGAAAAAGAGATGCACCGACACCAACGATCACGATTAGGAAGATGTACAGCAGACCATCTTCGCCGATGGCTTTGCCTGCTACTTCTTTGGCCGAGTCTTGTGCTTTAAGCTCGTCAAGCCTAATTCTGGCCTGGGCTTTCAGGACCGCTAGTTCGTGGGCTTTATCGTCCATCAGATACCTAGCAGGTTCTTCACGAACATAGCGGCTACTCCTGGCCCGAGGAGGACGGCGGCGATCGTGATGTAGAGCAGATACTCAATTTTCTGCATGCGTTTAGAGCCGTCATCAAAGCGCTTTTCGATATTTTCATAACGTTGGGCGCAAACCGCTTCATGAACGGATAGTCGGGTTTCCACAGATGGCTCCATAGCTATTCAAGATCAGGGTCCGGGCCAAGATTGTTGAAGAAGTTCAACTTGGCAAGCGTGTATTCGTAGTAGCAATTGCATGCGCCCCCTTGTACTGCAGGACAATCGTCAACATGCTGAATGCCATACCGCGGATGCGGAGGATTTACTTCAGGTTCCACTTGGGAAGCTCCTTCCAGGGCCCCAGATCAATCTCATGGCCCCACCTGCACCACTTGCTCCAGCATAGGAGCCTCCACGAGCAGCGCCTGCGCCACCCGCACCATAGTTACCACCAAGACCGCCTGTTGTAGTGCCGGTTCCGGCCGTGCCTGTGGCGCCAGAAGAGCCTCCAGTACCAGCCCCGGCATTACCAGCCGTGAATGTTCCGCCAGTGCCACTTGAGCCCGTACCGGTTACACCTACGCCACCGCCACCGCCTGCGCGGATGGTGTCTGAACCCGCACCGCCACCACCGCCACCACCGGCACCATTCGATCCGGTCATGTTGAAATCAAGCTTGCAGTTGTACCAAGTGTCTGTCTCGCCCGATAAGGGGAAGACGCCCTTATTGGCCAAGACACCTCCCAAAGGAACGCCCACAAAGTCGATGGGAGGCAATATGCCCCAAAGGGTCTGAGCGATGGCGCCTGACGTTACGGTTGTCCAGGTAACACCACCGTCAGTGCTTTTAACGATGGTGCCGCTTGAGCCTATGCAATAAAAGACGCCGTTATAGTAAGTGGCTCGGTAGAAGTTTGCCGTGGTTCCTGACGTCTGCGTTGTCCAGGTCGTGTAATTAGACGCGTCGGTGGTCCTTAAGATGGTTCCGTTACCGCCGCATGCAATGATGACGCCAGCCGATGGATTGCCGTTATAGGCACCGCTATACAAGAACTCAGTCGTGCCTGATGTCATTAAGGAGTAGCTTACTGTCGGCGGAGTGGGCCCAGAAGGGCTTGTATAAGACTGCCGCAATATGGTTCCAACGGTGCCGAAGAAGAACATGTATGCGGTACCGCCAGCCTGCGCATAAGTATTTCCAAGCAAAGCGTTAGGTGTGCCTGTTGTGGCTGAGTTATAGACTATCCAGTTATTCCAATTGAACTGAGCGCTGTTAACAATCACGGCGCCATTACTACAGGCTCCGTAGGTATAGCCAGATCCTGCCGTGAGATCGCTCAATGAGAAGATATTCTCAGAGGTACCTGAGGAAACTGCTGACCAAGTCGTGCCGTTATAGGTAACGATTTGACCCGCGGTTCCCGAAGCACTCAT